GATGAACTGTGGATGAAGATCCTTTAGGTTGCCACCATCAGGAGTGTGGATTGTGAATCCATGAACAGGACCTAAGTTGCTGTGTTTTGAAAATCTGTATCGGCTCACGGCTTGGCCTCCTTGGCTTCCGGTGGCTCTGGAAGCGGCATCCAATGCGTCGGATTCCACGTCCTCATACCATCCGTCCACTCGTAGTGGACATCCTCGTCGTCCACGTCGCCAGTCAGGTCAAAGATGATTGTGCCAACCTCTCCATCCTTAGCGTCGTACCCAATCACCCATGTCATGTCAGTGGGTGCTGTTTCAATGGGTTGCCACACTACCGCCTCCTCCAGCCGCTTGATGCGTTCGATCAGATCTTCAAGTTCGTCGAAGGCTTCATCTGCCGATATTTCCTGGACGTAAACTCGGCACAGTAGATTGAGTAAATAATCTTTAGTCATGGTTTAGTTTAATTCAGGGAGATTTACTTCTATTTTTTCCGGCATAAACTCGTCAGCTTCCGGTCCAGGCAATAGATACCACAAGTCTGCATGGCCCATTCCATAGGATGCTCCGGTTTTTTTCCACCCAACACGGGTTAGTGCATCTTCTACTGCCCACCTAAATTGTGGGGGTGTAACTTTGATATTTATTTCACTTTTCATATTATTCAACATCAACTCTTTCTCCCAACATAGAAACAAATTGATCAAAACTGCCTTGAACTAACTCCTCCAGCCGCTTGATTCTGGCGTTGGCTGCTTCGAGATTCCTCTTGAAGCACTCCTTGGTTCTCCACGTTGAGTCGTTGAATCGTACTCCACAGGACCAAGTGGTATCTTTCAGGACTGGATCGTTGCCAGAGTGGCAATGTGGGCAAAAGTTCACGGCTTAACCTCCTCCTTCCTGACAAGATCGAGCCACTCCTTGATTGCCCCGCGCTTCCACATCTCGGTGGCTTGGTAGACCACGTTCTGACCTGCTACCTCCAGCGACAGGATTCGCATATTCAAGCGGTCGATGTCCCGCTCAAGCTCCTCGATGTACTGCTCCTGCAATAGGTAGTGTTCCTTCCACGCCTCCTCGGTTGATTTAGGCGGCGGTGTTCCGCGCATGGATTCTATGAGTTTTGGGTTCATTTGCACTCCTTCCATTTGAACTCTGCTTCTCCACGTTCGTTCGCAACCCATTGAGCATGGCCCATCTTCACCGCTGATGTTTTCCATGAGCTGCTGGTTGACATCGCTCCGATCAACATTCCGATAACAAACCCAAGAGATAGAGAACCTATCAGGATTGGCCACGGGAAATCATTGTCTCTCACGGCTTCACCTCCTTCTCGTTCCACAGCAGCAGATCCGCGCGGAGAGCGTCGTTCTCTCGCTCTAGTTGGGTGATGCGCTCACGCTGAGATGCGATGACCCGTGCAGCCACTTCAGGCCATTCGTTTGGATTGTTCTCATGCCAGCATTTGAAGTCGCTCGGCATGAGCGGCGTAAGAGCGTCGTGCCATTGCTTGATGCGCATATGCTGCTCCGCTAGTCGCTCCGCTGCTTCAGCGATTGCTGAGTTGGCCACGCCATCGTCGGATTGGATTTCTGTTGCCAATATGTGCATGGCCGCGATCAGTGTTTCGGTTGAGGTTTTCACAGCTTGGCCTCCTTGGCTTTGTGCCACCTGTCTGCGTCGATTGTGATGCAGGTGTGAGACATCTCATCCCCCGCCTCCTCCAGCCGCTTGATGCGGTCGATCAAATCTTCCAATTCATCGAACGCTTCATCCGCCGAAATTTCCTGAACGTAAACTCGGCACAGTAGATTGAGCAGGTGTTCTTTGCTCACAGCTTGGCCTTTCTCGCTTTGAGCATTGCGTCGGCTGCTTTGTATGCGTCGGTTGCCGCTTTATTCCATGAATCTTCTCCATCGTAATAACCAACATCAATCGATTGTGATGCAAGATTACCCTGCAACGCCGCCGCTGCGAAGTAGTCGCGGAGGGTCATGCCGGTTGAGTAGAGTTGGAAATCAGCCGGATACGCCGGTCCTCCGTCGTTGATCATTTTCGTGGGGTCAGGAATATGATGGTTCATTTCGATTCCTTATTTTGCCTCTGAAACTTTCGTGCATTTGCAGCGCATTCGGCTGGAGTCATCACAGGTGCGTCTAAAGGTATGCCAACCTTTTTGCGGTAGTAGTTTCGGTGCAGTAGTGCATACTGCTCCCTGTTCTCAATCTGGTATGCTCTTGCCTTCCGCTTTCGGTCTTCCTTCTTGGCTTCATCAATCTTTGAGCGCATCGCATGAATTTGTTTAACGCGCTTTCGTGCTTCGATTTGTTTCTGAGTCATCGGTTCCTCCCACCATGCTCAATCACAGCCTGCACACCGCGCCGGCTGCATCCTACAGCCCGTGCGATCTGCTCCCGGCTGGCTCCGTTGTCCCACATTCGCCACGCTAGACCGCTGTCGAAGGCTTCGACCGCCTGCGCTAGGTTGCGCGACATCATCCGCGGTTTCACATCGGCCTGCTCCGGGTACGTCAGCCAGCCAGCGGCCACAGCCTTTCCCATGTCGATCTTCACTTGAGGCCCTCCGCAATCATGGCGTGTTCCAAGATCAAGATGGCATCGGCAGTCTTCAGCGTGATCCCTAGCGCCGGCTGTCGCTGCTGGGCCAGTTGCTTCAGGTGGGCTTTCCAGCGCGTCCCGTGGGTAGCCTTGGTGCCTGCCCCGATAGTTTTCTGCCACCGCTGCGGGGTCACCTCGATCATCCTGAGGTTCATGGATGCAATCAGGCCGTGCAGGTATCCGACGTTGTATCCAAAGTTAAACATCGCTGACCCGGGGGCTCCCTTGCCGCCCACGTAGCCTCCGACCTTTTCGAGGTAGACCACGTCGGACTGCGCCAACCAGTTGATCATCACATCCCTGATGTCTCCGTAGGTATCAGGCATCGGCTCGACGATAACTCGACCATTGGCGAAGTGCGCTATGCCGCCGCTTGCACCGGGGTCGATTGCTAGGATGCGCTTCACTTCGCCACCTTTCTCAGCCAGGACAGGATCGCCTTGTCGGCAATCGCCTGGAGCTTAGAGCCGGTCTGCAGGCAGTAGTCGCGCAGCGCCTTATGGGTGGTTGGTGTCACGTTTATGGTTTTGGGTTTCATTTGAGATGCTTCTTCACCTTGGCCCAGTACGCCTCGGTGGCAGGCTTGCGGTCCCCGGTGGGACCCCCATTCCAACGCCGGGCGAGCTGCTCGGTGGTGGCTCCCTTGCCGTAGGCCTTTAGGTAGGCCTCGCACACAGCTCTGGCTGCCACGCGGTTGGTCATCTCGGAGTGCTTGTAGTGAGAGCCGGTGATCCGGTTCACGTCCTGCACCACCCCGCGGTGGATCTGGAGGGGGCCTACAGCGCGTCCGTTGTCGCCGATGGCCTGATCATTGCCCGAGGACTCTACTGCGATCAGGGCGGTGATTAAGTTGGAAAGATTGCTCATGGCGTGAAGTTGGACTTGCGCGTTGGCCAGTCGCGCCCCTGGTTGCCTCGGATTCCTCCCGGGCCGGATGTGGCGATTACGGTCGCCAGGCCGTAAATTACTTTTTGAAAATGTGCTCACCCAACAAGTTCAACCTTCCACACCGTGGGCACTTGCGGTAATGCCACTTTTTATTTTCAACCTTAACTCCATGATTATGGTTGAGAACCATTGCAACGCCTTTTGCAATCATTCCGCAGTATACGCATTTAATTTTGGGAGCGTTGATCAATGTTGCCAAGTCGTAGCCCGGGAAGTCGCTGTCAGCTCTGGTGGGTTGAAGATCATCGGTGTACTGCAGGCATTTGGTATCGGCTGCGATGTTTAGGAGGTCGCTGTCGGTCATGGGTTGAAGATGACCCAGACCATCCTTACCGTCTACAGAGAAAACGGTTTTTCTGTAGATTTTGAAGAAAACCCAATGTTTATGCGGGTCAAACAGGGGTCACTCCGCGGCGAACTTGGCGTCGAACTCGGCCCGCGGGCGCACGTAGATGGTGCCGTTGTCGATGCGGCGGTAGACCACCACGGGCCACCGGATCTCGCCCAGGCGCAACTCGGCGCTCTCTGCGACAACCTCGACCACGAGACTCGGCTTGGTACGGCAGGAATACTTCACGGCCAGCTCGTGTAGACCACCGTGCCCTGGCCGTTTGCGTCGACCAGCTCGACGGCATTCACGCCCTTCAGCTTGGCCAGTGCGGCCAGGAGCTGAGTGTCGTTGGTTGCCTGCGCGATGCAGGTCGACACGATGTCCGCGTCGTCGTAGGAGGCTGACAGGTTCTCCTTGCTACGGTCGCGCCAGACGCGCACCACGCGCCCGTTGGAGAGGTTCACGCGCCGCATTGATTCGACGCAGGGGAATGAGTGTTTCATCGGGGAACTCGACTCTAGGTCAGCGTCACTGATTTCCAAGTTGTTCCGTTGTGAATATGCAGCGTGTTGCTGTTTGTGTTGAAGAACATCGGCACATTGGACCCGGTGACATTGGTCGGCGTGCTGGACGGGTTGCTGCTTGATGCCGGGATGTAAACGAACCCATCGCCCATCGACGAGAAGCCGGCAGGCCCAATGAAGTCGCCGCCGTCCTGTATCCAGGAGGCCTCCTTGATCAGCTTTCCGGTCGAGCCGTCGAACAGCGCGAAGGTGTTGCTGGTGCTGCTGCTTGGGCCCACCACGTCGCCGCTGCCACCTCCGGTCGCTGCGATGGTGATCGAGCCGGCCCCATTGGTGATCGTGATGCCGGTGCCCGCCGTCAGCGTAGCCTTGTTGAGCGTGCCTCCGGTGGTGTTGCCGATGAGGATCTGGCCATTGGTAAACGAGTTGCTTTGCCCAGTGCCGCCGTTGATCACACCGAGCGTGCCCGTGATCCCGCTTGAAAGCGAGATCAGCGGAAGGTCGACGCCCTGAATCGTGGACATGACCACGTTGCTGCCGTCGCCTCGGAGGTACTGACCATTGGTTGCCGACCCTGCAAGATTTGTGATGGCCGCGGAAGCAGTGGTCGCTCCGGTGCCGCCATTGGCGATGGCCAGAGTGCCGGTCATCGTCACCGAGCCCGATGTGGTGATCGGTCCTCCGGTGAATGACATCCCGGTGGTTCCGCCGTTCACGCCCACCGACGACACGCTCGCGCCCGACGTCATGCTGTCCAGCTTGGCCGCGTAGGTGCTGGTCATGTAGCCGTTCTGCGTGCTGCTCGCCGCGTTCTGGCTGATGACTGGCGTGGTGCTGCCTGTAGCCACGCTGATGTTTGCACCGCCCGAGGCCGACACATTGGTCACCGTACCGGTGTTGCTGGTGTAGCCTGCCGGGTTGCTTGCTGCGTAGGCCCCGAGGTTGGTGAGTGCGCCCGCAGCCGTGGTGGCCCCGGTGCCGCCCTTGTTGATGGGCAGCGTGCTGGTGATCGTACCGGCGGAGCCCAGCACGTCGATGTTCCACGTGCCGGTCGCCCCGGTGCCATCCAAGGCCGGAATGTCGGTGCCGATGGCTAGGCCGAGGTTTGTGCGGGCTCCCGATGCCGACGTAGCGCCAGTGCCTCCGGAGGCCACAACCAGTGTGCCGGTCATCGACAGTGTGCCAGCGGATGTCACAGGGCCGCCTGTGAAGCTGAACCCGCTGGTTCCGCCGTCGGCATTGACGCTCGTCACACTGCCAGATGCCACCGCAGCATTCAGCGTGGAGCCGGACATGGACAGGTTGGTGCCGAGCGTGATCTCGCCCAGGGCAGTGCCCGAGGCATTCGATCCGATCAACTTCGCCACCGCGGAGGCCGCCTGCATCTTAGCGTAGGTCACCGCGTTGTTGGCAATGGTAGCCGCAAATGACCCTGTGCCAGTGCCTGTCACATCCCCGGTGAGCGTGATGGTCTGGTCGCCGGTGTTGCTGCCCGAGAGGTTTGACCCTGTGACATTGCCTGTCGCAGCCACCAAGGTCGGCGTGATGGCGCCCAAAGCCAGACTGATGGCCGGGGTGGTCGTCGGGTTGGTGACCGTGCCGCTGACGCCGTTGGCCGTGGTGACCGAGACCGAGGTGACCGTTCCACCATTGCTCGTGTAGTTGTTGGGATTCGACGCAGGATAGGCGCCCAGGCTTGTCAGGGCCCCGGCCTCGGTGGTTGCACCTGTTCCGCCCGAGGCAACGGCTAGGACGCCGCCCAGCGTGATGGTGCCGCTGCTGGTGATGGGCCCGCCCGAGGTGGTCAGGCCTGTCGTGCCGCCCGAGACGTTGACGCTTGTGACGCCGCCGCCGGTAGGTCCCGGAGGGCCGGAAGGCCCGGTGGGTCCAGCAGGCCCCTGGGGACCTTGCAGACCGCCGGCACCGAGGGGCTTGGTGGCTCCGGTGTCGAGCCGGGTGATCTCCAGCGTGGTGTAGATCTCGGGCTGCCCGATATTAGAGGCAATGCCAAGGCCGTCTGCATGGCCGCCGCGCTCGCAGTAGTACTCCAGCCGGTAGACGTTGTCCTTGTGCGGCGTGATGCGCAAATTCAGGGACACTTCCATGTCCACGCCGTTGTTGATGTAGAGCGATGGGCCGTACCCGATGACCACCGAGTTGGTCACGTCGTAGATCCGCAGCCTAGTTCCGCGGGTGAAGTGGAACGGTGCCAGCACCTTCACCTGGTAATCGCCGGCAGCCACCTTCCACTCATTGGACGCAAGGTCGATGATCAGGCCATTCGGATCGCTGCTGATGGTGTTGAGCGTCCGGGTTGTCCACACAGCAGTCACCGCGGTTCCGCCTGCGACGTTGTTGTTCTTCACGTCCTGCAGCACCGCGATCTTCAGGGTCAGGCTGTCGACGTCCTTCCTCAACTTGTTGATGAGGATCGTGCTGGTCTGGCTATCGTAGCTCATTGCTTGGCCTTACGTCGGAGGATTCTCTGCGCCTCGTCAAGGCTGCTGGCGATGCCTATCAGGCTTCCTGCGGGGCCGTAGAGGCGAAGGGAGCCTTTGGCCTTACCCGGGAGCGCACGGTAGCCCCCGGTGAATGTGTAGGCACCGGGCATAGCGGAGTCGGGGGAGGGCATATACCGGAAGTCCTGAGGCTTGCCGTACACCGGGTCCTTTACAAACACCGTGTTGCCGACGCTGAAAGACTCGGAGCCACCAGTGACGGGCTGATCGGTGCGCTTGTCGTAGAAGTAGGAGTGCTTTTTTGGGTCCATTCCAACCGGGGTCCACGTTTCAATATCCGATGGGATTGACCTGTCTTTGATTAGCCTTCCTTCAACTGTAGCAATCGGATGTTTTGCAGCCCTACCTTCCTTGATCGCAACCGCACCCAGTTTGGATTCCTCGCTTCCTTCTTTTACGAAGAATCTTACCGGACCAGAAAGGCGGACATTGGTGTCGTAGCCAATCCTGTCGCCTACATTTCCGGGGGTTGCAGGTTCGTGAATCGTTTGAACATATGTGCCCCTGTTCAGGAATGCAGGGATGTCGATGCGGACGCCAACAGGAGATCCTTCTGGAAGCGATTCGTGTTCACGCCAGAACGGCTGCTTTGATGAAGATAGGGCAGCTTTAGCTTTTTCCTCGGTAGGCGGGTTGGCGAAGTCAAGGTTGCGACCCACCTCACGCTGGATGCCGGCGGGCATATAGCGCTGGGCGCCTACTTCGCCCTGGGGCGTGGTAGCCTCATCCGCAGCACGTCCCTCGGTCCAAGTCCATTCGGGCATAAGCCCGGTTTTCTGATCAGCAAATACGGTGTCCTCTGTCTTAGCGGTGCGGTTGCGCTCGCCGTAGGGACCGTAGTTCAGCCAACTGTTTTGACCTCGAGTCTCAGTGGTGATGGCGCCACGAGCAGGCCCCGTGAAGAGTCGAATGTGCGCCTGCCAGGCGTTCTCCTCGCCCTGAGCCCGAAAACCGGAACCCTCAATGCCGTGACCGAAAGCGTCATGCACGGCGCGGAATAGGTCGTTGGCATAAACGGTTCTCAATTCACCGTTGGGTCCACCGAACGGCCAACGCAAACCAGTCTCGGCAAGCATTGGGTTGGAATCTGGATTGAAGTCCTCCTTGGTTCCAAACCCAGAGTCTGTTGGGAAAACTCCCATCGACTTGTTTGCGCGGAGGTCGCGCATGGCGTTGAACGGAGATGATGCGTACTGCTGCCCCGCATCCGAATTAATATCAATAAACCAGAACTTGTATCCCGCTGAATCAAGTGCTCGATACTGATCCGTGGTTTGACGGATCAGGTCCTGGTAGGCCTCGCGCACCGCAGGATCTTGCGGTGCATGAGGCATCTCATCGTAAGCCTGAGCAATCCTGCGGGCACGGTCCTCGTCTACCTCAACGTATTCTGATTGGCGACGGAGATTGATTCCGTTGTCCTTGGCGTACTGCTCTGCGACGCCAACCAAGCTCTGGTCTGGGCCACTAGCGCCTTTGACCTGTGGAGCGCCTGCAAGCGGCGCAAGGTTCCCAGACGAATACCGTCCTTCTCCTCGGTCTCCACGTCTTCCTGATTGTTCTGCGGTTTGTTCATAAAGTTTTTCTCCTCCGGCAGGCATGAAATACGCTAGACGAGAAGGTGAGTCAATTTGCCTTCTCTTCCATTTCTCACCTGCCTCCGGCGTGGTTCCATATCCGGCTGCCTTGTTGGCTTTTTGCGCTTCACCCAACTGGCGGTCATTCAGGGCCGGTAGTTTTTCAAGACCAGGGAACATCACCTCATGCGGTTCAACACGTCCCCGAATGCGATCCCACAGGGTCCATTGAGCCGGGAAGACAGCAACACCAAGTTCGTTCGCCCGGCGCTCGTTAATCTCAAGTGCTGAACGGTAGGAATCCGACATGACCTGGAAGTCCTTGGGAGTTTCCACCCAATCGACCGATTTGATGTATTCCGGGGCATTCGGGTTGATCCCACCCTTCTTCGCAAGAAGCGTTGCCTTGCGGCTTCCCATGGCAGCAAACACGGCCTCGTTGACGAACTTTTGAACACGGTCTGCACCGTAGATCTGTGCTTGTCCTAGGACGTCATCAATGGTTTTCGCCCGGGTTGCCGTTGGGTCTGGTAGCGAATCCAAGGTAGATGCCATTTCAGCCTTGATGCTCTTGATGCGTTTATCGTTTTTGGCCTTTAGCTTCTTGAGTGTTTGCTCATCGTTTTTGTTGAGCTCTACAATCCGTTTTCCTTTTTCCTCGGCATTTTTCAGGCGGCGATTGAATGCCGACGTGGCTTCCTTGGACTTCTTGAGCATTGAGTTGAAACGGTCGACAACAATGCCTTCAAACCGTTTGCGCAACTCCGGGTTACCCAGCAACTCCTGGCCAAAGATGCGGGCCATGTGGCGGTCCATGGCCGAGATGGATGCCTTGAGCGGATCTTGCCACACAGATCCAAATGAGCCTGTCTTGGTGCCAAACCCTTTGACTTGAGTTGTCAGCTTGTCGACGAAGTCTGCCCAGGATTCGTTGGCCTTCTTGACGAAGAAGTCTGGGTTCTTGGTGAACAACCGAGCGGCATTTACGATGTTCGAGATGTCTGCGGTGATCGCAATACCAAGGCCGCCCTTGCCTGCGGAGATGAACCCTAACTCCTTTTTCAGTCGTTGGTTCAGCTCCTTCAGATTTTCTTTGGTCGGGTTCTCTGGGTATAGATCTGCAAACTTGCGCACATCTTCCATCGAACCGAATCGGAGTCTGGACTGCCCCATTTCATTGGGCAGCAGCGGTGCGTTTGGTGAGAGCATACCAAACACAATCGAGTTAAAACTTGAGACCTTCTCCCCAGGTGTCGGGGCCATGGTTGACGCCAGCTTTGCCGTCAGTTTGGCGTGCGTCGTCTCAGGAAGGTTTGCTACGTCGACTGGGTTGGCTTTAAGCCAGAGGAGGTCGTAGTACGTGAACTTGCCCTCAAGGCCGCCGGGTATTCTCGCAGGATTTCCAGCCACGTCCGAGGGGATGTTTGCGATTTCTGAAAGAGGTCCAAGGTTTGGGACGCCGAATGCTTTGCCGTATTCCTCAAACTCCGTTGGAGTCCAGTCTTTCGGTTCTTTGCCTTTGAAGAATATGTTGCCGCTTTCATCTCTTGTAACTCCCTGAGCCTCAAAGGATGCACGTCGTGGCAAAGATTCTGCAACCTGTTTTCTAGCTGCGTCCTCTTCAGCCGGCATGAACCTCACATCCCCCTCTTGTCGAACCGCCCCGCCTTGGCCTTGGCCTTCTTGGCCACCGACAGCGCGATTGCGACCGCCTGCTTCTGCGGTTTGCCGGACTTCATCTCGCGCCGGATATTGCTGCTTACGGACTTCTGGCTGTAGCCTTGTTTGAGTGGCATAATCTTTTTCTGCTTTGAGTTTTGCTTGTCCTTCGGTGTCGAAGATCCCGGCGGTTGATCCATCGGGGCCATACAGGCGGAACTTCCCGCCCTTCGACAAGATCCGGTAGCCGCCCACCAGGTCGCTCTGGACGCTGGTCTCACCAACCTGCTCGGCAGGCTGGAAGTTGAGCTGCGTGCGGCGGTAGCTTGACTGCTCTCCCATGTCACCGGACCACGGGATTTCCGTGCCGGTGGTGTTGGTGTTCTGGATGCGCTCAATGCGCAGGTCCTGGTAGACCGACCCGCCCTTGCGGCTGGCCTCGTAGCCAGCGGTCGGCAGGTTGATCATAGTGTCGCCCTTCTTGGGAACGGCGCCCATCACCTCGTTGAAGAAGTTGCGCTTCTTGGCGCCTTCAATACCGCCACCGAGAGCCTCAGCGGAAGGCGCGGCGTTCTGCTCCGCAATGTTCTTCAGGTACACGTCCTTCAGCGTGGACATGGCCTGGTCGTAGTTGCCGAACAGGTTCTTGTAGGCGGGCTTGGTCAGGGCCTTGTACATCCGGGCCTGCACCTTGCCCCAGTCGACAGCCTTGATGTTCACACCACCCTTGCTGTTGATCGAGATCCCGTAGGGCAGGAACAGCTTCTCGGACTCTCCGAACACGCCAGACTTGCCCGTGGAACCGTAAACCTTCCAGTACCTTCCCTCCATCAGCGTGCCGTCGCGGATGGCTGTGGCGATGTCGATCAGGCTGCGCGATGTGGACGGGCTGAAGATACCGCTCTTCGATACTGCATCAGCCTCGGCAAGGCTCAGTCGGCCTTCGATGATCGGGTTACCCTTGGCATCAAGCCCGCTGACGCTGCCACGCTCGTTCTGGGGCACCGTCTCGATGACCTGCATCGTGCGGTTGGCCACGTTTGCGGTCTTGGCGGCTAGCTCTGCCTTTGAGAGCGGTCGGATAATGCTGCCATCCGGACCCGTCATAAACAGGTCCGAGTAGCCACGGGCCATGATGACAGCATTCTGCTGCGCCTGCGTCATCTTGTTGATGTCCACCTTCTGCTCGGTAGGCTCGTAGCCTTCCTTGGGAGTCACCAGGTTCTTGATGGCATCTTCCATCCAGTCGAGCTTGATGCGCCGTCCGTTGGCATCGTAGAAGGTACGGGCAACAGGGTCGAAACCAGCCTGCAATGCACGCCGAGTGAAACGCTCCGAGACAGCCTCCTTGGCGTTGTTCAAGGCCATCTCAATGAACGAAGGAATCCGACCCGGCAGCATCGTCTTCGGGTCTTTGCCTTTGAGCATTTCCTGCGTGTAGTACGCGGAGAACTCATCGGTGATGCGCTTGAGAGCTTCGACCTGCTGTGCGCGTTGGAGATTCGGGTCAAACGAGTCGCGCAATTCGGTGCGTACACGGTCGGCAATAACACGCCCACCACTCGCTTCAATCTTGTCAGCGTAACGATTGGCGAAGTCGGAGAACTGCTGTTTGAAAGCGGGATCGGTTGAAGCCGCATCAATCACTCGTCCACCAAGCTGACTGACCATGTCCTGCGTAATACGTGCGTGCAGGATCTCGTGCGGAATAGCTTCAGGTTTCGCACGGTCGACATTGATCAGGATCGTCGGCTTGCCGCTCTTGATGTTGTCGGGACCGATTGCAACACCGGCATAGTTCACCGTCTGCAGAGCAGCAGGAACCGTGTCTGCGTCGGTGTGGAAGATGACATCGACGCCAGCACCTTCAGCACCGGCAACCTCGGACAGAGCCTTGGTGAGCTGCTTGTTGTTGAGACTGGCGTACAGTTGAGCGCGAGCATCGGCATCCTTGATCGTCGCAGTCTGCTCACCGGCCACTGGGTCAACGTAGGTGAACTGCACCTCGGTAGGCCGAGTGTTCAGGTCATCGACCGCGGTCTGTCGGACACGTCGGCCATTGAAGACGTTTGCCTCAACGGCTTTTCCAAGCCTAAATCCGCCATCAAAAACACCAAATGCAGCGCCACTACCAATAGCGGCTGAAATTGCGTCTGCCTCCTCTCCGCTCATTGCCGCAAGCAATCCACCACCAGCGGCAGCGCCTGTCATTGGAACAAGGATATTTGCGGCCAGCTTGACTGGTGTTTCAAGTCCGCTTCTTGCAAGAGCGGTTCCTAGCGCACGAGCTTTTGAAGAAGCGCCTTCAGCAGCAGCAATGCGTTCCCCTGCGCCTAGAAGGCCGCGCTGGACAGGAGTAAGCGCGGGACCACGTGATGCCGCACCGGCCTCTCCAACGGTCTCCATGGTGGCTCCTAGGCCTTTGGTTGCACCAATTACTTGTGATGCAGTTCCTAGGACAGGAACATTCATCGTAATTGGAATGCCGGCAGCTTCACCAACTGCAATCGTGGTCGTCCCTTTGGAGACGCCCTCCTGCACAGCCTGACCCATCTGCGGAGATCCGGTGACTTTAGCGGTGAGGCTTCCAGCCAAATTCTCAGGAACACGCCCAAGCTGACTTACACGTTCTCCTGCCCCCCTAAGCATTTCGGCTGCACGCGGAATCTGAGCAACAGCTTGTTGAGCCATTACGGAAGCCAGCTTTCCACCTCCGGCAAATGCAATGGATGACGGGTCAGCAAGGAATCCACCGACCTCAAGGCCAGCCTGACCAATGGCTTCCTGCGGAATGTTGTAGGTTTGCAGGAACTCTTGAGAAGCTGGAACGCGCTGATCTTGAGGTGCATTGGCTAGCGCCAATTTTCGATCAATGTCTGCTTTCTCAAGAAAGTCTACATACTTGATGTCATCAAGCATGGATTCCATACGAGCGCGATCCTCTTTGCTTTGGATGAGAAGAGGAAGTTGATCGAGTTTGTCTACTATGGAAGCTGAGATTCCTCGGTATAGGCTTTGAGCCTTCAGCTTTGCTTGAATCGCTGTTTCGGCAAAAGTTGCTGCGGCAACGTCGCCCTTAGTGGCTCCTTCAGGAGGCTGATAAATGTCGCCAATGGATTCTCCAAGCCTGTACGGAAGCGCTGCAATGTGGGCAAGTCCCGGTCCAATTGCAGCGGCGGCTCCCTTCAGGTCGATTGACTTTTCCTTTCCAACCTTCAGGTAGTCGAGGAACTCCTGCTTGCTCGGAGTGTAGTCGGTCTGCGCTGCCTTGTACTGCAGCACCTTATTGTAGGAGTCCTCTGGGGTGGGATCAACCTCGATGCCTCCCTGCACAAAACCGCCTTGCGCCATTGGAGGCGCGGCCTGTTGCTGCGGCTCTGCGTCGACAACAATTCCGCCTTCAACGAATGGCATAGGTCAGTCTTGGAACTCTTGGTATTTTCCGGTGGCAGGATTGAAAACAAGGCCGCGCTTGATTCCGCGGGCACGCATATCTTCGGGAGATTGGAAGCGCTCAAGGTTTTGAGCCTGACTCTTGGCCTCAAACTGCTTCACCTGCTCAAACATATTGGACGGCACGACCAGGTTCTCCGGGATGCCGCGGTCCTTAGCCATTGATCGGTATCGGCTCGCAACCGTTTCGGCCTCCTTGGCAATGCCGGAGTAGCTCTTGCGGGCGGTCTCAATGAAGTTCTTGCGCTGGTCGTCGTTCAAGAACTTGCCGCTCAGGATTTGGTTATAGGTGTTGACCACCGACTCAGGAACGCTGCCAGCATTCTTGGCCGTGGCATACTCGCCCTCCCGCACAGTGCTGCCAGGGTCGAGCGTTTTCATAAACGAGAAGATCAGCGCGATGTCGTCACTCGGCTTGTACTGCGCAGTGCCGATAGAAGCCCCGAAACTGTTCATCTGGTTCAGGTAAGAACCAGCCACGCTAAGGTTCTGAATCGTCTTCTCGTTCCCAAAGTCGGTAATGAACTTGTCCGCAGCCTTCTGCTGAGGTTCTTCAAGATTCAGATATGCGTTTGTCCCTTGAATATCCGCTTTTTGAGGAGCGCCAAAAGGCTTTCCACCAACGGTAGGTTGAACCATGCGAGTGTTAGGAATCGCAGTTGACCCGATTGTGGGCGGCGCTCCGTATTCGGTCTCCAAACCGGACGGACCCATCTTGGCACCAACAGGAACCAAACCTGCGGGAAGCGTCTGCCCCATCCTGCGCATCATCGGGATCAACGCCTGCATCTGGGTCGGAGTCAGCTTGTCTCCGTACTTACCAAGCATCTCCTGCGTCACGTTGGAGTACGGAACGGAAGGAGCCTGACCGGGCTGCATCGACATGACGTCAGAAAGCGCCTGTGTGAAGTACGGTGCAGCGGCGGCCTCGCGCTGGGCTTGGCCCAACTGCAACGCACCGAGAGCCAACTGCTGGCGGGTAGCCTCATCGGTAAGTTCCCGAGCCCGCTGTTTATCAGCCCGATCAAGGAAGAACTCGGCATTGAGCAATGCAGCCTTCTTCTGCGGTGTCGACATCGAACCAAACTTCTTGATGTCGCCTAGGATCTTCGACTCAGGGCTGCGCTCGTCCATCACATTGCCGGACTGGGCCATGCTCTGCAGGTACGGAGCCAGCGATTCCAAGCGCTGCGTGAGGAACTCGTTCTCGGCCTTGTTCTGCCCGTACCGAGCCAGCGACTCGCCGATGGCATTGCCGATCTGCTGCATACCGGCACCGATGTTGCGCCCGGCCTGCGAGTAGGCCTCGATGTAGCCGGAAGGAACGGCCTGTGGGCCTCCACCTTGGTAGCCTGCTGAGTAGCCGTAGGTTGCCATAGATTAGCCTCCGAAGAGTTTCCCGAAACCGCCGGCAGAGCCGGCACCACTGAACAATCCTCCACCGATGCTTCCCAAAGCACCGAGGCCGCCACCGATGAGTCCTGACGTGGCGGATGCGCCGGCAGCCCGGGCGGCACCGAGCGACTGCTGGTTGCCTGCGTAAATGTTGGATGCGTAGGCGCTCTCGGGGTTGAAGAGCTGGCCAGGGTTGAAGCCCGAGGCCTGGCCTACGAAGCCCTGGGAGCCTGCAAAGGCCTGCGACGGGCGTCCCAAGACCTGCTGGAACACGTCGCCATAGACTCCCTGACCTGCCTGCAGTGCGCCCATGGCCTGCTGCTGGCGTTGCTGCTGGAGCCCGGCACCGATCATCTGGGAGCGGAGGGCCTCCTGCAGCGCGGCATTGGGGCCTTGAGCCATACCGCGGGCGGAAGAGGCAATGCGGGCTTGCTGCTGGGCCATGCGCTGTTGTTCCGGTGTCAGCCGGGAGCCGGCAAGGAGATTGGATGTCGCGTTCTGGGCGAGGATGTCGGCAATGCGGGTCTGCTCAGGGGCAAAACCTTGGATGGCTGCACGGGCTTGCGGCCCGAGCTTGGCGATGTCGGCAATGTCACCGGCGCGGGATGAGGCACGGCTTGCGGCCTCGGTGCGACCCATTGCTGGCGCAATCTGCTCCTCGTACAGCTTCAGCAGCTCCGGGGTCGCCTGCTTCAGCATATCAATGGTCAGCGCCTGATACTTGGGCGCAAACTGGGCCTCGGCGGCGTACTTCTCCGGCGCCAAATCAATTTGGCTGCGGAGTGTGTCCCGGGTTTCCTGGGCGTAGTTGCGTGCTGGAGGTGCTTCGACTGTCATATCATTTTGGAGGCCACCCTATAGATCGGCATCGAGCCTTTCTTGTAGGTGGTCAGTTTGCCGTTGCGATAGCCGATGGCCGGGAGGATTGCAGCCTCCGGTCGGTCGTGGAAGAACTTAGCCGCTACAGCCATCGCAAATACCGCGCTGTCGGCAGCGAACTGGTGCCAGTACCAATGGTCGCCATTGGGGTCGTTGGGCTGCCAGGACCAGGCCTGGGGCTCCGGGCCCGTCTGGCGCCAGCCTACAAGCACGGCCACCACGTGGTCGTCCTGGCAGGCGATCTTGAGCGTGCCCTGCTCCGCGTGGAACATCACGTAATCCTCGACTGCCTCGCGGGTCCAGCCATTGAAGGAATCCGGGAGCTTGTGCAGCAGGTAGTCTGTGGTCTGCGAGATCATTACTCAGGATTGTTTGGGACGGTGTTCCACAAGTCAGGTGTCGGGGTCTGGATACCGTCTCCGGTCACCGTATCAAAAGCTCGACTTGCCATGTAATAAGAAGGACCAACCGTCGCGCTGGGTAGCGCTTGAATTAGCGTGAATGGACCAGTGTAGGTGTAGAAGTTAGGAGTGTTTGTGATTGGGTTGGCAATGATGTAACCAGGGGTGTTCTCAACCACCTGAATCTTCAGCGTAGTCGTCGCAGGTATTGTTCGACCAGGAGCTTGTGCAGTGAATAACGTTGATGACGGGTTGATGATGTACGCATCATCCGCATTCGGATCTGTCTGCGTGTTGGCAGGCACAGTGAAAATACACTGAACCGTTCCTGTTGGAACTGATGCTCCAGTAGTGAACCAAGAGTCGTGCATTAGGCGTCAAAGTTGGCGATCTGCTTCGCGTATACGTTGGTGCCGATGCTAGTGAATACAAACAAGTCGGCTTTGTTGGCTCCGGTCGTCATCGTCGGTGTAATACCGCCCTGCCAGCGGACAGTCTTTCCTGTCGCAGTGAACGACGCTGTCAGCGCACCGCCTGCATTCTGCTTCACCTTCACCAGCACGGTCTTGCCGTCGTCATTGGCGCCAAAGAGGATGTCAGCGGTGACATTGGCTGTCGGTGTCAGGTTCCAAGTCAGACTGGTTCCGACATTGACGGTGGGTGCGGGCAAGCTACTGGCCTGCGGGGCCGTGGAGAGCTTGGCCGAGGTGATGGAGTTGTCCTTCACCCGGATGTCGGTGCCGCTGGTCTCAATCGTGGTGCCGTCCGGGTTCAAGGACAGCATCGTCTTCACGTTGGCCACCGTCAGATCAAGTGGCACTGCAGCCGACCCGGTGTTGTTGCCCTTGATCGTGTTGGCCGGCATATTCGCCAGCTTGATGTTTGTGACATTACCGTCGGCGATCTTGGCGGTGGTAACTGCTAGATTCTGAATGGCATCAGAATTCACTGAGTTGGTGCCAAGAGTCAGCGTGCCGCCGTCGATGGTGCCGGTGATGTTGACCGTGGGCGTGCCAAGGAGGTTGAGCGTCGAGGCCGACAGCGTGGTCGTCGGGCTGATCGTGGTGCCTGGGGTGACGTTTACGAAGAGTGGCATGGTGTTTTAGACGTCGTTCTTGCCGTAGAGGCGGAATGCTATTCCGATGACCTTGGCGCTATAGATGTCGAGGGAGCCCTGGTCGGTGGTGATCAGGGGCTGCACTGAGGCCGAGTGCTTGCGCAGGCGGGCCTTGTGGCTGAAGAACTGGTGCAGGCCGGCCTTCCACCCGTTGTTGCCGCAGCGGAACTGGGTGGTCACCGAGTAGTCCTCGCGGTACGGGGCCAGGAAGTTGTCGGCGGTGTTGTTGGTGTTGTAGGTGCCGCTGCCGTAGGTGTAGTAGACCGTGCGGTCCTTGGTCTGGTTGGTGGCCACCACGTAGGACTCGTTCACACCGTCGAACTGCGCGGTGATGGAGTACCGGGTGTTCCAGTTGCCCAACTCAAACTGGATGTCGGTCCATTGCTTGTGGTCGACGTTGTCCTCCCCGGTGTAGCCGCGGAAGCGAACCTCGGTGCTGATCTGGGTCAGCACTCCGGTGCGGTCGACGTCAACGAGGCCAAGCGGGTCGAACTGATGGATCAGACCGCTCTGGTCGGCCCAGCACAGCGTGTCGGTGCCTGCCACGATCACGCGGCACCAGTACTTCGGAACGAGCAGCGAGCCTTCCCAGTAGCCTTCCCAAGCCTTGTTCAGGAAGTTGTAGCAGAGCGTGCGTTGGTTGGTGCCGTCACCGCCCTCGACCGGCACGCTCAGGATGTAGCGGTTGGCGAAGTAGGCGGCGCAGGCGTTGCCCCAGTAGGCCTGGTCGATGTCGTCGACGATGTTCTGGATCTGGTCGGACAACGGCACCACCACCGACTGGCTGATGCCGAACTCGGTCTGGCGCAGGCTGATGATGCCGCGCTGGGATAAAAAGATGACGTCGGAGCCAGTGCCCGCAATGGATGACTGCGAGACGCAGCCGAACTCCCGGGTGATCTCGGTCAGGCGGGTGGTCGACAGGTCGCCGTAGAGGTTCTCCACAGCCAGCACCGAGCGCTCCTTGAAGACCAGCAGCGTGGTAGCGTTGAACGGGTATAGGGCCACCACCCGGTCATTGCTTCCGGTGTTGAGCTTAAACTCATTCAGGATCGGGCTGTAGTGCAGCGGGTCCAGCACGTCGGACACGGCCAGGTAGTCGTTGCCGTAGAGCAGCAGTAGGCGGTTCTGGAAGTACAGGCCCTCGCGGCCCGGGGGCACCGAGGAACCGGATGCACTCGAGCGCTTGATGCTGCCGGTGACGTTGGACGTGGTGACATCCACCAAGGTCGAAGGCATGGCCACCGAGGCAGCGGGTGTCGTTGAGTAGACGCCCGCATTGACGATGGTGACCTCACTGACTTTACCGTCGGTCAGTGTGGCGGTAAGGCTGGCGGCCACACTGGATGTGCCAGTGACCGTGATCACCGGGGCCGAGAGGTAACCGGATCCTTGGTTGAGGATCGTGACCGAGTTGATCGTGATGTTGGGCGACGTTCCGGCGGTCGTGAGCTGGATAACTGCCCGACTGGCGTCGTTCAGCGAGTCGGTCTCCTCGGTCGTCCCTGAGAACAGGCGCAGCGTGTTGTTATCGACCGGGTAGGCGTAGTAGATCTTGTTGGTGACGTTGGCTCCACCGTTTTGAATGTTGGTCAGCGTGACCTGATCGCCCGGGATGAAGTTATGGTTGAAGACCGAGATCGTGTCCGCGGTGGGCTCCGAGCTGTTGATGGACAGCGTGGACGGGATGCGGTCGAAGCCGGCGTCGAGCGCAGACGGGTTGGCAGCCGTGCTCTGCATCAGGATCGGCATCCCGTCGTTCAGGTTGTTGACGATGTCCTGAGCTAGATCATAGCCGGTCGTGTTGCTGGCCAGCTCGATGTAGTAGCGGGCACTGTTCTCCGGAGACAGGTTGAGCCGGTTGGTGCCGGCCTGCGCGTCCAGCAGGGTCAGGTGCAACGAGATCTCGGTGTTGACCACGTTGACGTAAAGCTGGAAGGCCTGCCCGGCGCCCGGACTACCTGTCCACAGCGGCTGCGCTGTCCCGATCTGACCGAGGTTGACGATGTCGCCCGTGGCAAGGTCGGGCAGCACGTTGAGATTGATCTGGGTCGAGTCCTCGTCGGACAGGATGGAGCCGTCCTCGCATAGGATATCAAAGCCATCCTCAAGCAGGATCGAATCGTAGATGCCGGAGGTCGAGTCGAAGTAGTAGCGGGCGTTGCCCGGGCGCAGCATGACCACGCCATTGGTGGCCTGAATGAGCCGCACCGGCAGGTAGATGTCGTGCCCGTTCATGGGTACCTCGACGGGCGACTGGTTGGGCCGGATGCACCAGACCTTGCCCTGGCCGCCGTCGGATGAGCGCTCCTCGTTGACCGCCACCAGGAGTGCGTTGGCACCGGTGTCGGGGTCGCGGTACTGCAGGACGCCCAGGATGTCCTCAAATGGAGCGGTCGATGCGTAGAACTGCACCGTCTTGTTGGCCGGTGACGGGCTGAAGCTGAATGATGCAGTGCTGAAGGCAGCGTTGGCGTTGTCGTCCAGCGTACAGAGTGTGCCGTTGGAGAAGATCTGGGTGTTGGCGTCGACGTCGCAAACCACCTGCGAGTTGGCCGGGATCTGAGTGCCGGAGACGGGCACACCCACCGAGGAGCCGGCGGTCAGCGTGACGATGCGCGATCCGACTGACCAGCGACCGCCCCACTTGGGCTGCACGATGCCCCAGCGGTTCTTGATGACCTGATCCTCGAAGCGGCGATTGACGGCGTTGGATACGTAGGAGGCCGGGATCAGCGCCGGGTCGATGCGCGATACCACTCCAACGAATCCATCGTCAATTCCACCGATTTGAGGCAGGTCAGGCATATCACCGGGAGGGCACGATTATCTGGCGCACATATTTCTCCTGGAGCGCCACCTTGTCGATCTCCTTGGTGAGTTCAACCTCGCCTAACTCCAAGAACTGGTTGCCCAGGTCGATCTTGCCGTCGACACGCAGCATCTGGCCCGCGGCCTTGAGTGCGCAGATCTCACAGAAGCGGTACGGGAAAGCGTAGGCGGTGGCCTCGGCGGAACTGGACAGGAGCGGCGGTGTCTTGCGGAACTCGAGCCAGACGTAGGGCAGCTCGGCTGTGACAAGGATGCCGTTGTCGGTGAAGGTGTAGGGGGCTTCCTGCTGGCGCCAGGACACGCGGGGGTCGCCCGGCCACACCGAGAAGGTCTCGCCGATGGGGATGGCCCGGGTGGTGCCGTTGGGGTTGTTGGTCTGCGATATGTTGCGCAGGAACTTGTTCAGGATGCCCCAGTAGGCGGTGTTGGTGGGCGCGGTGCCAACCGGGGGCACTGCGGTTGCCTGGTAGTGCTCCTGCGTCACCGGGTACAACACGATCTGGCCTAGCGTATAGGCCGTGGTGCTGTCCCAGTCGCCGTCATTGTTGCCGTAGCTAGGTAGCGCCTCGGACCAATAGATTGAATTGATTGCTCCACCTGGGCCACCGCTGGTCGGTGTCTGGCCAACACCAGGGTTTACGTTGACCCACTGGTAGTACTTCTCCTCGACCGGGTAGTACACCACGTCACCGGCGTTGTAGGTCGCGGTGTAGGTGTAGGTCTGTGCGAAGAACTCTTGCTGGTAGACCGTCTGCTCGGGCCAGTCAAAGCACTCCCAGGCGCTCCGCAGGCTCATTGAGATGAACGTGCGGAAAAAATTGGACTCCTCGGTGGTCAGCGTTGAGAAAACGCGCCCAGTGAGCTCACAGGCGCGTTGCAGAACGTAGTCGTAGGTGACGGTTCTCATTGCTTTGGAAGTACATACCAACCCGCAGGAAGAACCACGGTCGACGGCCCTACCAGCTTCTTGTTTGAATCGAATCCGTACACGCTGGCCTTGGTGGGCTTGGCGAGCATCACCGGATCACCGGAAGGGACCAGGACCACCTTGGTCATCTGGCAACCCAGGCAGATCGGCAATGCGAGCAGCCATATCATCCTTGAGAGGTTTGGGTGCATTGCCGTGTTGGACATCGGTGGGTGGTGTTTCTCGGAACCAGTCGAGCAGGGCCCGCAGGATCTGATAGATCCAGTTCACTCGGGCTTCTTGATCTCCAGCTTCTCGCTGGCGTCCTTGGCCATGACCAAGCCGATGCCGGCGGAGATGGCGGCGATAGTGGAGGTGACGTCAACCGAGGTGGTCGGGTCACCGTCGAATATGGCTTTCAGCGTGCCGCCAACAGCGACGAGGATGGCTCCGATACCGGCCAATGTGGTCTTGGTGTTTCTCATTTTTTCCAGGCTTTGTAGAGCGCAATGCAGGCCGCAATGAGGCCGACCACGGCGGAGATGAAGCGGATGCCGTCGGTAAGCTGGGGAAGCAGCGAGGCTGCTGTGGCTGCTGCCGCGGTGCCCAATGAGATCGCTAGGCCGTTCGTTCCGCCGTGGTTGGTTGCGTCCATGTTACTCTGAGGCTTTGGGGTTTTCGGCTTGTGCAATCAACACTTCAACAATCGGAACGGCAACCTTTGCGTTCTGGAAGCCGCCGGCTTTGATGGCGATGTCGATGAGTTGCAGCACGGTGTTGAACTGCTCCTGAGTTAATTCGATCTTGATCATACGGTCGGATCATCGACAACGGTCGCAGGCTCGGCAACAACAACCGGCACCGGCGGCACCCACGGCAGCGGCAGCACCAAAACCGGCGGGTTGATCTGGTTCTGGATTTGGAGCGAGACGTTCGCTTCGATGGCAGCTTGATCGACTCCGTTGGCGTAGCACCAGCTCAAGACCTGATCCTGCGTGAGGTCTTCGTAAGGAGTGAACGAGCCACTCGGCGGAGCAAATGAGCAGCTACCGTAGCAGGTGCCGCTGTAGCTCTTCTCGGTGTCGACAGAGCCGGTGGTTTCGGTGCCGTTGCAACGCCAATCGGCGGTGATTACGACATCGGTGAGAGAGCCTTCGGTGGGTTTGACGAGAAGGCGTTCGATGAGCCAGAGGATGGTCATGGTGGTATGAATTAGGCGTTGGCGATGGTAGTGACAGTGCCAGAACTTCCACGGTACTTCAGCGCACCGGATTCGACGTAAAGCTGACCCATTCCAGCGGGAGAAGTGCTTGGAGCGGTAGCGTTGGCAAGACCGAGAACCTTAGCGGCAGATGTTCCAAACGCGCTAACTCCGATGCCGACGTTGCCGGAGGTGTCCAGATTGAGATAGTTATTCGTTCCAGTACGAAGGAACAGCGATTGAGCATCAGCAACGATGTCCAATCTAGCACTGTTCGTGTAAATTAGGTTCTGATTGGCTCCAATTCCAAGATAGCTGTAAGCAGAACCAGTTTGATAAATACCAATAGATCGAGTTGTATCTGTAACGCGAATGCCATCTGACGTTGTTGTTCCCGGAGCAACCGTAACCGTCATCTTGTTAACAACACTTCCCCCCACCCCAAGTCCGGTGGAGTTCAAAAGCATCCGAGTGCCGCCTGAGCCGTCGCCGAAGGTGAAAACACCAGCTTGAGTGGCAACCACTAAATCCTGCACCGATGCGTTCAGTACACGAAAGTTTCCAGTGTCTGTCCCAATGTAGTTGGAACTGCTGGAGTCTTGAATACGAAGAAAAGTTGCAGCGCTTCCTTTCGAAATATGCAAAGTCTCGCTAGGACTCGCCGTCCCAATACCCACCCGATTGTTCGTCGAATCCACCTTCAGCGTCGAGGTATCCACCGTCAGATCGCCGGTGATGGTGGCGGAGGCGAGGGTGGCGGTGCCGCCTGCGCCGAGGATTTGGTTCACGGTCACCTTCTTCGTGGTGCCGCTCGCCGCCATGCTGTTGTCCAGCAGGTCGACCATTGGGATAGGGAAGGTTGCGACATTGATCGGGTTTGCACCGATGGCCGCTAGGGCTGTGATTTTCGTGTCTTGTGCTGGCATAAATTACTCGTTTTCGATGATTAGTTTGCCGTTGTCCTCCTGGAGGAGGAACTTGTCGTCCTCCAGCAGCAGGAAATAGCTGACGCCTGTAGTGATGACTAACTTGTACCCGTCCTCCAAGAGGAGGAAGTACCCGTCCTCAAGCAATACGTCGCGCCGGATCGCAGGCAGGTCGGCGCCGCCGCCAGCCCCACCCAGGGCTTGCTGCACGCCGAGTCCTAGACCTAGTCCGAGACGCATTTTAGACCCACTTGCGGTTGTAGGCGATGATCGCCCCGGAGGACACAGCCACCGAGGTGAAGACGCCCGAGATCGAGTCGCCGGCCTGAATGGTCACGCCGGAGGGAAAGTTGGTGATGTTGGACGAGACGGCGCCGAGGATGGACGTGGCGACGGCATGGATCTCCATGTAGTTGCCGGTCACGGTGCCCGCGGAGGCGTCGATGTACCGGCCACCGTATTCGCCGGCCAGTTGGCGGTTTGATCCGACATTCATAGGGAGAACTATAGGGAGAACTTCTGACTGCTTCGTTTTGTGCCACCGCTCCATCCAACCTGCAAGCGTGTAGCCCCGCAGCGCACTCGCACCTCGGGGTTATCGCGCTCTACTTCTTTGAGAAACTGGGAATCCTTCCAGCAATCGTACCCGAGTTTATGCCCCCAGGCATGGTAAAGAGTAGGGTCGATACGCATCCGCAGGCGTCCGATACCGTCAACGGAACGAATATCGCGCTCCGAGTCCTTGGCGATGCGCTTCTGGTCAATGCCGGCCTTGACCCAGTCCTTCTGGATGCCGGATTGGAACTCCTTGATGACGGCGCGGCGCAATTCGCCGGGCAGGTCGTCGAGAGCGTTGGCGATGACGGAGGATGCGGAATTGTGAGCCATGAGAAAGGAAAGAGGGGGAGGCCCGGAATGGACCTCCCCCGTTGAAACTAAGACTAGCTGGCGCCGTTGAACATACCAAAGCCGCTCGGGTTTTTGACCACCAAGCCGGCAATGGCCTCAACGAGGCGGGCAGGGCCGCCGCCGGCGTCGGGCAGGTCCTTGACCTGGGGCAGTTTGGCGTAGCGCACCTCGACCATGTCCATGGGAATGACGTAGCCCTTGTAGGCCAGGGCGGTCAGCGCGGTGCTGGTCTTTCCGCCGACAAAGGTCGAAGGGTGCAGGATCAAGCGACCGAAGTCGCCCTCGAAGATGTCGATGGAGGCCTTGAACGTGTCGGCAGACAGGTCCTGGTTGAAGGTGCGGACGCTGGTAGCAGCGATAGCATTCGTATTGACCACCTGAGTAGTGCCGGAGGCGGTCAGGTTGGTGAACGCACGCTTGAGCGTGGTGCCCAGGATACAATCGTAGTCGCGGAAGGTGCCGGTGGCGCTGTAGATAGCGGTCAGCACGTTCTGGGCGGTGGCCTCAGTGAAGGATGCGCTGGCGGTGGTATCGACCGCGCCGGAGGCAGGGAGGAACGGAGAACCGGAAGCGCACGCGCCGATGTTGGAGGCGTTGGTGCTGTTCAACCAGTTACCCATTGAGCCGGTCAGGTAGGCGTTGGTCGAACCGTTGTCGGCCTGAGCAGCTTGGTTGGTGCACATGAAGGTCGACTCCATGTCGCGCTTGATCTCAACGAGCTTCTTGGCGATGCCGTTGGCCAACTCATCGGTCACACCGGCGACGTCCTGAGTCTCGGCGATGAAACCGATGCGCAGATCCCGGCGGAAGGCCTGGCCGTAGTTGTTCAGACGGGTCCGGTTGACCACCGGGTTCGAGGCACTGGACACGGTCACGTCGGTGCCGTCGACCACGCCGGCAAGCACGGGGGCACCGTAATTGTCGACCTGCCACGAGAACTGCATATTGCCGATGTCACGGCCCTTCGGGGCCATGGACACGAACGGGGTCGACTTGGCGTCGACGATGGCGATGTAGTCCGCCAGATCTTCACGGGCGGACGAGGTTGAAGCGAGCGGCACAGAGCCGCCCTGGTTGGGCTGGAGTAGGGGCATGACTTAGAGCATCCTTTTGAGTACTTGGGCTAATTCGGTGGTCGTCCCGGACTTTCGGAACTTCGACTTGGCGTTGTCCAGGCCGACCTTGGCCGCATCCTTCTTTGCAGGGATTGCGGTGGGTCGACCGGGCTGACTGGGTGCCTTGACCAGTGGGCGGGTGGCAGATGGCTTGCCCTTGGCGGACTCCTGAGCCAGACGCAATTTGCGCCCGGCAATGAAGTCACCGACCAGCACCTGGTACTCCGGCAGTGAGGCAATCTGCGGCAGTTGCCGCAGGACGGCCTGCGCCTCGGTGTACTCGGCAGCCGAACGGTCTTTCCACCATGGGTAGAGCTGCTCGGCGATGGGCTTGATCTGCTGGTAGTTCTGCAGGAAGCGGGCTCTGGAGGGGATGTGCAGGTCGATGGCGTCTTCTACACGCCGCTTGATCTGCTTCACATCCTCCGAGCTGTACTCCTTGCCCTCTACTTCACAGCCATCGATGTTGTCCTCGCACCACCGTTTAAGATTCCGGGCCTTGCTCCACTCATCGTTGAGTTTGGACACTTCCCAGACATCGGCAAACGGGTCTGCAGCGGACTGCACCGCGGCGGGCCTCTCGACACTCTGCTCCAGCTTGGTCTTGGCGTCGTTGAGCTCACGCTCGAGCGCCTCGGCCTTCTCCAGCGCCTCTTTCTTCTGGCGCGTGAGCTTGTCGATCCGCTTGCGGTAACCCAGCGAATCCTCGTCGCTGTTCTCTTCGGTCTCGGAAAGAACCTCCTGCTCAGGCGACTCGGCCTGAGCGTCCGTTTGTTCTGCGGTCGGATCCGCATCCTCGGCCTGATCGTCCACGGAAGTGGATTCCGGCTCCGGCGCTTGTCGCTCGACTGCTGATGCCTTCTCTTCCTCCCCGCTGAATCGTGACTTCAGTAGCTTGGCCAACGCCGATTCGTCGAACTGCATCGGGTTGATTGGGGGCTGTGCCGTGTTTTGGGCAGGTGTCGCTTCCTGTGTCGTCGGGATGTCCATGCTTTTAGACCCTGCAAGCCGGGTATTCTGCGCCATGGTTGTTGAAGGCCAACCAAGAAGCCGTTGTGTGAGTGAGAGCCTAGAATTGACCGGAAGTCAACTCCCTCCCGTTTCTTAACGCACTGATTTGTGCGATGAGATCCTTGATTGCGGCTGCCCGGCCTGCGTTGTAGGCACGGTCCTCCGCGGAAAGCGATGGGATGATGGCGTTGTGCACCTCATCCCGGAGTGTGTCGTCGATGAGCTGGCCCATGGCCTTGAGCACGGGGTGCTCCTCGGACACGGACAGGGACTCGGAGAGCTGTTCGTCGGTCAGTTTCATTGGACTCCGAGGCGGCCAGTGACGGCGTTCTGCTGCTGTTGGACGCTGAACTGCAGGTTCTCAATGTACTTCTGCAGGTTGGCTTGGAAGAGCGGGTCCTGCTGAAGCTGGGCCTGATATTTGGGGTTGGACTGCAGCACCTGCTGGCTGAACTGGAGGCGCATGGGCGCGGTGGGGTCGTTCTCCCGGAGCTGCGGCGGGTTGCCGAGGGACATGAGCGCGATCTCGTCGTTGGTCTCGTTGAACATCTTCTGCGCGGCGGGGCCCTGCTGCATGACCAGCTCGCTGGCCAGGGTCGGGTCGATGGCCCGGAGGGCAACGGAGATGAGCTTGGCGCGGTCGATGACGCCGGCAGTGTCGAGGGGGAGCACCAGGGTGCTGATGGCCTTGAGCTTCTCGGTCACGAGGTCGGTGGAGAGCTCGCGGATGTCGAACTTGAGCATCACGTCGAAGTCCTGCACGTCCTGCGGGAGCGGGGTGGCCGAGGCCGTGATGCGCTGGATCTCGGCGGGCCCGATGTACTGGAGGGTCAGGGCCAGGACCTGGCGGAAGGCCTCGGTCCAGCCGTGCAGCCAGTTGTTGATCAGGCGCTGCTGGCGCATCTGGGTGATCACCGGGGGGACCTTCTCGGTCGGGCGCCCGAAGTAGCGGTCGGTCTGGGCCTCGATGGCTGCGATGAGTTGGAAGGCAACGCCGGGCTCGCGTGCGGGCGGTGCCAGGAAGCCGATCTCGCCGCGGCGCAGGACCGGGATCTGGATGGCGGGACCGATCTTGAGGTTGCCACCACGGGTCTTGGGGACCTCGATGGGGGGCAGGGTGGCGAGGGACGTGTAGTCGAAGATGGAGTCGCGCTGCGCCTTGACCTCGTGCTGCCAGGTGGAGCAGACCTCGGGCACGCCGCGGCTCTCGGTGATCTGGCGGTGGATAAGCTCGGATCGCCAGACAACGAAGGGATACTGGCCGTGCGCGTAGTCGAGGGCCTCGAAGTAGCCCCACTTGTCGCCGACTTGGGGGGAGAAGACCGTGTAGAACACGCCGGGAATACCGTCGGAGTCGACGGCTTTTTGATAGGCGTAGCAGACCTCGATGAGGTTCTCGCGGTCGAGGATCGAGTTCTCGGCAAGGCCGACGGCGCCGTACTGGAAGGCAGCGTAGTCCGAGAAACGGCCCATCGTGTTGATGGCTTCCTGCGCCCATTCGGCGTCCCACTCCTCGGTCTCGACCTTGTTCAGGAGCTGGGCCTCGGTCATGTAGAACCGGCGGAAGACTACCCGGGCGGACTGGATGTCGGTGGTCTCGGGCGGAAACACCAGCTCGTCCCAGGGTGCGAGGGCTGCGACCATGGGCTTGTTGGTGACCATGGTCGGGATGGGGAAGTCGCACTCGCCCTCGTCGCGCAGTTCGCGGATGGCCTTGAGGGCCCGGCGCTTGCGCAAGTTGGGGAAGGCAGCGATGAGGAGCTCCGCGGATTGGTCGTCGGCCTCGGGGTTGGCGATGAGATTGGGCAGGTCGGCCAGAATGGAGTCCGCGGGCGATTGGGCGGCCAGTGCCATGATCTGGTCCATGGTCAGGTACTGCTCCTTCTGCCCGAGTTCTTGCTGCCAGGTGACATGGACGCCGGCCCAGCCGTAGGTCCAGAGGTACTGGGAGAGCAGCTCGACCTCGCGGGTGAGGTCGTTGTACATCCGGGCGTTAACCGTCCAGTCCATCAGGTTGTGCGCGGTGACCGCTTGGTCGAGCTGGCTGATGTTGGTGGGCGAGACGCGGAGCATTGAGCGCCAGAAGGAGGTGCTGCAGAGGTCGACGAGGCCGTTGATCACCTCGTCGGCAAGCGGGATACGGGTGTCGGAGGCGCCGTCCCAGGGGAAGGCCGGCTTGTTGCGGTTGGAATCATTCCACTTCTTTCCGTCGTCGGTCTGACCCGGCCAGCGGCAGTAGCGCACGCTCTCCACATTGTCGACACGGGCGTAGACGCCGTAGTCGGTGGCCGAGCGCCGCAGCTCCTCGGTCAGTGCGCTGACATTGGGCTCGTCGCCGACCCGTGCCATCACGTCGGTCGCTTGCTTGTATGAATCGCCTTGCATGGTCGTTTCTTTTAGTATCCACCGCCGCCGCGACAATCAAAGCCCCCGCGGCCTACGAAGGCAAGACCTGAGACCAAAAGCATACCCAGGCAGTCGATGGGATCCTTGGTCGCGCCCTTCTGCCCGTCGCGTCCGGTGTGCTCGGAGAGTGCGTAGACCAAGTTGGCGCAGTTGTCGGTGATGTAGAGCGAGGGTTCGTTCAGGGGGGTGAGGGGTTGGGTGGCGTCGTAGGAGAGGAGGCTGTTGATGGCGGAGGTGCGCTGGTCGACGGGCACGCCGGGTGCGGGTACGAAGGCCATGGGCTCGTCCCGAGGGTCGTCGGATTCGGCCAGGAGGTCGATGAGCGTGGTGCCGCCGGCCTCGGAGAGTGCGGGGGAACCGCCGGCTTTGGGGTCGATCAGGCGCATCACGGGCTCGCCGTAGCCGAGCTCGGACTCAATCTGGCGGAAGAGGTTGCGGTACTCGGAGATTGAACGCCCGGCGTCGAGGGTTTGGGCTGGACCGAGCTTGCCGTCGGGCTTTTCGGAGGGCAGGGCCCACTCGCCGTAGTTGCTGAAGTCCGGGAACTCGCGGACAACGATGCGTGACCCGTCTTCGTAGACGAGCAGCCAGAGGCAGAACCAATTCCGGGCGCCGGCGGGGTCGCAGACCATGTACAGGGTGCCGCCCGGGGGTACTTTGGATGACGGGATGCAGTGGATATCCGGGCGGAAACGGGCGAAAGCCTTCCCGATGTTGTCCGAGGCCCAGCCGTAGGCCCGGGTCAGGATCTGGCCCATGGGCGAGGTGACGAGTTTGGACTTCATCTCGTCGAAGGGGTTGTACGGGTTGTCCTCGGAGAAGAAGAACACGGTGCGCCGGTTGGTCTGGGGCTGCACCATCGTGCGGGCGGCCTTACCAAGGGGCCAAGTGGGGAGCGCTTGCTTGCCCTTAATGAGCTCGGCGTCGTCGAAACGGGTGATGGCAGAGCCAGCGGTGAATTCCTTGTAGACGCTGGCTACGCCCTCGAGGGGTGTCTGGGTGACCAGGAGCTTGCCGCGGCGGGTGATCAGGCGGTAGCGCAGTGTGTCCACCCAGGACTGAGGAACGAGCTCGTCGCACCAGATCAGGTCGGCCTCGCGGCCCTCGATGGTGTTCTCGGACTGGGTGTAGTTCAGGAAGTCGCAGCGGGAGCCGTTGGGTAGGATGAAACTGCCGTCGGTGAAGCCGTTCTTGCGGCTGTAGTTTAGATAGTGGATGCGGCCCTTCTTGGTGGCCCGGAGGGCTACGGGGAGGTAATTGTAGATTGCGGGCTGTTGGACGGTGACCGAGGTGGCGTGGGAGGTGTGGCAGCAGAGTACGCTGGCGTTCTCCTTCTCTAGGAGGGTTTGAACGACGCGGCGTGCGGCCCAGAGGGTTTTACCTGCGCGGTTGCCGCCGGAGATCAGGAGCTCCTGGGTGGCCTGGATCTCGGTGTTGGCGATCTCCCAGTGGTCGGGGATGTAGCCGTAGGTGTAGGGGTCGGCTTTTTCGAGCAGCACGAGCTGGGTGCGCTTCTGCTTGAGCTCGAGTGCGCGGGGGTGCGAGGCGTCTACCCGGGGGATGACGGGGTGCAGGGGTTGCTCGTTCCACCAGCCGGTGTTGCAGGCGTCGGAGCAGAAGCGTTTCTGCTTGGGGCCTTCGCGCTGCTTGATGATCTCGAAGGGCTTGGAGCAGGTGAGGCAGAGTGGTTGGCTCATTTATCAATATTTTTCGTTTTGGGGAACCCGTCGACTTTTACCGTCGCCGCGGAATGCCCGACCCCCTCCCCCCGGGGGCCCGGGCGGCCTGGTGTCTGCCTTGTGTAACGGGGTAGGACATTGGGCCTGCCGAGGTGTGCTGACGTGCGTTTCGATCAATGTTTGCAGGGGTTTGCTGCGTGTTTGAGCGTCGAAGTGAATATAACTGCTATTGTAGGCATGAGTGGTGAAAACAGGCCTAAAAGCGTGGTTTTCAGTGGGTCAGCGGGTGGAGGGGTAGGACATTTCGGGCCATTACCTAAACCAAGTCGGGCGTCTGCTCGTCGTTCACGGGCGTCACGTCGCGCTCTTTCAGGTCCTTCATCAGGTCGCGGTGGTTCACGGAGGCTGTCATGGCGAGGTGAATTGAGGTAGGTTGCCCCTTAATTACAGCGAGTTTGTCGGTAAGCACAGCGACCGCTACGGGAAGTCCCCTATCATCGATCAAGTTAATAGAGGATTCGGCCAATCTCTTGGTGCCTTTCCAGATTGCGACCTCCAAAAATCCGGTGACATCGCGTCTCCAGTCTTCCTCGTTCTCAGGGTAGTCGACCGGGACCTTAACGCCGCGAACCAGCTTAAACGCAGTCGTAGGGCTTAGTCCGGTGGCTTCAGCGATCTTCTCAAGCGACTTGTTCTCCAGGATACCAGCGACGACAGCGTCCGCTTTCTCCTGGGTCAGCTTGTTGTTGAAGTGTTGGTTGGGGTGATGGCTTTTGACGTACCCGAGCTCTTTGACTGCGTTGAAGACCTTCTCTTGCGTTGCCTGGGGGATCTCGGTGTTACCTGCCAGCACTCGTTGGGTGTACAGGTAATTGACTCCGGCTGCCTTGGCGACGTCCTCGATACTTGGCTTCTTGTCTTTCTTACCCGGCATAAGGCGCAAAGCTATAGGGGAACTCTCCCCAATGGTTGAGCTGTTTCTGGGGCTTCATCGAGTAGTGCTTCACGCCTGCCAGGGTCATCCTAACGGCTGCAGCGTAATCCTCACTGAGATACTCGAGTTTGCCGGGCATGGATTCCATGGCTAGTGGCATCCACAGGGTCGGGAAGCGCTCGACACGCACATCCTCGCACCAGTCGATCCTGTATGGATTCTGCACTCCTGACCCTCCCAGCGCATCAAGTGTCGCCATAAGGCATTTGCGGGGGATTGCGAGGCATCCGGACGCGAACATCGTAATAGGCACCAGTTCCGCTGCGCACTCCGCGCTATTGACTTGGTGCTTGAGGGCCTGCAGGTGCTCCACCTTCGGGCGCAGGGCCGGCCTGGGTGGAAGTGAGCGACAGGGGTAGGGGATGCAGACCGTTGCTTGATGCTCATGGGCCAGGGACGCCATGCGGATGATATCGGCTGCAGTGAACTCGATGTCGTGGTCGAGCTGGATCCAGACGTCTTTGCCCGAGTCAAGGAACCATTTGGTCGCACGGCACCGGGACCGGCTGATGAGGGCATCCTCCCGGATGGTGCGTAAATCGGTCTGGCGGTCCGATCGGGCGAACGTGGCCGTCAGATCGACCCAGGACATCATGCACGCGGCACTGATGCCACCGTAGGCGTACAGGCTGACGTGTATGGACGGGCGGGCGCCTGCCTGGGTTAATTCCTGCGGCTTGCTGGTCGGCTGCTCTGCGTAAATGAATGGATCTGCCATCTGCGGGGATGATGCCTTGGTTGCTGTCATGGTACAATGTCCTTTCGTTGGCTTGCGAGGTACAGCTCGTGCCCCTTGCTGATCAGGTACACCACGCTGCCGCGGGGCACTTGGCAGGCCGCGGCCACCTCGTTGAGCGAGAGGCCACGGTCGCGCAGGATGTAGGCCTTGCGGGCCAGGTCCGGTGTGTGGCGCTGCTCGGTCACCTCATCAAACTCTGCCATGGCTGGTGTTGGTGTACCGTCGTCCTTGAATGTCATGTCCTTGGGGTACGATAGCCAGCCACGCTGCACGCCTATCTTAACAAGGTGCGGTGCTTCCATCAGTAGTTTCGTTGTATTTGTTACTATCATAACAGTGAGATATCTAGTGGTGTAGCGGGCAAGTGCTGCCTACCCTTGCCGCTTTTGTCTCCTATAAGCTGGAATATGCGTTGCCTATGTGCCTTGCCTTGGGCGCCGGGGTGGATAACGCAACCAAACCTCCCGTCTGGCTGGATGACTAGGTGGTTGCGTTGTTTGTCCCCTCCTTCCTCGGCACAGGCTGGGCATTGCCCGATCAATTTCGAGCCAATTTTACGCAGGCCTACCGCTGTCAAGCACTGTCTAGTGTTTGGGACGGATGGGACGGCATTTCCCAACTCCATTCCTACTCTGAACACATTTTTGCCTCCTTTACTCATCTTGCACCGAGTTGAAAGTTGCCGTCCTCCGTCCCAAACGCTTGACAACGCTTGACAGCTCAAGCCATTTCCGACGAGGTCAAGACCACTTTCATGTAGCCTCGCGTCTGCTGTTGTTGACCGTCACTGCGGTGAATGTGGTTCGACGGGATGGCCTGGTGGATCTCCAGCATGAGTTCCGCTGCCCTACGCTGGAAGCGTTTCTCCGGTTCAGGCCCCCATTCCTTGTTGTTGCACATCGTCATGTAGGCAGCATACAGCTCCTCGCTTGTGATACTATCCGACGACATACTGCTTGCCCGGATGTGATTGACTACAAAGTATCTCACACTGTCGCTTTCGCTCAACAAGTTGTCTATCATAGCCCGCTGCCTCTCGGTAACCGGGAACGGCCTGCCGGCCTGCATGACCCTGCACAAGTCCTCCGCGCCCTCCAGAAACCAGTTCAATATCCCACTACCCTCCCGCTCTATCATCACATCGTGATAATTCGGGATCACCTTCTCCGGCTTGGGCTGGCTGAAGTCGAGCAGCAGCAACCGCCGGGACCACGCCCCCAAGTCTCCCTGCACGTTCACCTTGAGCCGGCTATTGGCCGTCACGATCACGTTCCAGTCGCCCACCACGGCCTTGGCACCGCTCTTCCCCTTGAACTCCACAGCCAGCCTGTCGCCGCCGGTCAGCGCCTTGAGGAACTGGCTCTCCTCGCAGTTCAGGAAGTCCGGCGGCACATCGCTGCCGATCAGCAGCGTCCGATCATGGAAGTTTCCCAGCTCGAACCGGCTGCCCAGGTGATTCGTTCTGAGCTCGCTGCAGTTCTCATCCCCGACCAGTCTCCTGACCAATCCCGCCACCGTTGACTTCCCGCCACCGCCCGTTCCCGTCAGCAGCAGGATCACCTGCGGCCTGTTCCGCTGCAGCAGCGCCAGTCCGCCCCATCTCTGCAGCAGCACCTGATCCTCCCGCTCGGGCAGCGCATGATCCAGGAATGCCTGCCACATCCCGCTGCCGGCGCCCTGCACGTACCGCACCGGCGTCTGGTTCCTTGACATCCACTCCGGGCCGAACCCGTGCATGGCATATGGCACGCTCCTCAGGTCCACCATCACATTGCTGCAGTGCACCACGCTGTCGGGCCGTGAGAACGGATTGCGCTCGACCTGCAGCGCCCCGATCAGGTCGACCACCTGATCCGCAAAGCTCACTGTCAGCCGCGTCAGGAGCGCCGGCAGCCGCGGATCCTCTGTCGATGCCATCTGATCCAACAGAACGCGCCTTGCGGTCTCCAGGACGCGCTGCTGCATCTCCTCGCGGCTCATGGATATCCAGATCCCCCTGTCCGCGGCATACCAATAGTGCTGCCCGGTCTGGGCATCAAAGAGCAGCCGCTCCTTGTGCGCCATGTACCCGGCAAAGAATGTCGGGTGTAAATTACCCGTCCCGCTCCTCCCGAACGTCCACGGCACCCCATGCAGCCGGAGCAACTGCGCCATCTCATCCCTGCTGCCCGGCACCGGCCAGCCCTCGGGCCACCGGATCTGGCTGAACTCCAACGCCACCGGCGGCCTGTCCACCAGCACGCTGTACTCGCACCCGCTCGGGTGCACGCCCTTGACCGTGCTCAGGTTCCCGGTGCTCCGCCACTCGTAGAGCGGCTTGCCCATCACCCGCCCATTGACCTCGACCATCTCCGTGGTACTCCGCTCCGCGCACGGCTTGGGGTAGGCCCCCGTGATCCTGACGCCCACCTGTGCGCCCCTTTTACCCTTCCACCTCGCACTGCCCTGCAGCACCGGGTTCACCTTCAGGAACGCCTCCAAACTCCCCTCATCATCGAAGTCAATCGCGCACAGCCCGCCGGAGAACTCCCCCAGCCTCACCGCCACGTTCCCGTGCTCCAGCATGACCCGGTACACATCCCTCTTGGTACTCTCCATGGTCTCCTGGGTGTACTTGACCATCGGAATCTTGGTCCCCGGGCTCTGCGGCACCAGGAACAGCGGTTCGCCTAGCCAGGCCTCGATCTCTTGCGTCGTCATCATAGCAGTTCCTTGATCAGCACTCGGAAGGCCCGTTCTGCGGTGGCTGGCACAACTCCATTCCCGAGCAGTCGGAGCTCGTCCGTTCGATTGTCACAGGTGACGCACAGCTCGGCATAGTCCATCCCACCGGCAGCCCCATCAGCGTCTCCACCCAGCGCGGGTTGAGTTTGCCTTGAGTCTGATTGCTCAGACCAACCTGACGGCAGTTGTCGCTCCTCCTGTCGCTCGCATCCGGCGTTGCCCAGCTCTTCACCTGCTGGTCCAGCTTGTCGATCATGCTCCCGTCTTTCTGCCTGTGCGCTCCAGTCGAAACGGTGGCTGTCTGCCAACTCTTCTCCACTACATGGACCTGAGTCGTTAGCTGTGTCGCCCTCTCCAATGGCCTTCCGCTGGTTGTCGCTGTCATCCCGCAAGCACCGCTCTTTGGTGTCATCCAGAGTCTGCCTTCCTGAGACAACCCTTGGCGGCTCCCATCCGTACTGCTGCTCGCCGGGACGGGATGGCCATGCTTCACGACCACCGTGCTGAGTGATTCCTGACTGCCTTTCATACCTCGACTCCTGTCCTGAAAGCCCTGCCGGGCTTCGCTGGCTTGAACTGTTGGCCAGTAGCACAAACGTCCCGAGGGGGGGGGTGTTCGATTGAGCTGAGACTTGCCTTGCGAGTTCTTGGCTTCGTTCGCTGTCATTGTGGGCCAGGATGAAGACCCGCTTTCTCTGGTGTGGCGCTCCGCATTCAGACGCGCTGAATATGCCCCACGTCGTTCTGTAACCCATTCCAGCCAGGTCTTCGATGACGTCGGACAGCCCCAGGCTGATATGTCCTTCGACGTTTTCAAAGAAGCAGCACCGGGGTCTGAGAAGTCGAATGCCGTCTGCGATGTAGGGCCACAGGTGCCTCGGGTCGTCTTTGCCTCGGCGTTGCCCGGCTGCACTGAACGGTTGGCAGGGGTAACCACCAGTGAGGATGTCCACTCGGTCGCGAAACGCTGCCCAAGGGAAGGTCTTAAGATCCGGCCATATAGGTGCTGGGTCCATGAGTCCCGCTTCCATTTTGCTGACCAGGTTCGCAATGGCGAAGGCTTCGATCTCACAAAGAGCGACCGTGCGCATATTTCCGATTGCTCGGTGCAACCCAAGCTCAATGCCTCCGTATCCAGCGCACAGGCCGATGTGTGTAACTGCTTTGGAAGTATCCATGTCATTCCGCCCTCCTCTCAAATGCCAACGCCTCCTCCGATATAAACCATCCCTTCGGCCACTCGGTCAGGTAGATTCCGCCTAGTGTCCGCACCCGGCTCAGGGCCACGTAGGCCTGCCCGGGCTCACGGGCCGCCCTGATGTCAATCCTCGCGGCATCCAGGGTCAGTCCCTGCGCCCGGTGTATTGTCATCGCGTAGGCCAATCGGAGCGGGTATTGTTGGACGGTTACCCCCAGCGACTCAAAGAACCATTTGCGCCGGCCCAGTGAAATCTTTGCCCCGCGGCTCTCGACCAAGATGTCGCTGCCCCGGAACTCCACCACTCGGCCCACCTGCCCGTTGTAGAATCCCTGCTCCGCATCATTAGCTGTGAACATGACCGCTGCTCCGGGCTTCAACTGCAGCACCCGCGGCGTGCTCATGTTCTTGGTGGCAAACTCCACCGCCTGATCCACGCCCTTGACCTCGGCATCGAACACGGCAATCGGGCCATCAATGCTGCTCAAGCGGTAGTTGTTCCACTTGTCCACCTGCACGTTGTGCGTCATCAGCCGGGTGATGTGCTCCGGCGGGTTCATCTTCAGCGCACTACGCAGCAACTGGTTGTCCCGCGGCTTCATCCTACCCACCCGGAACCCACTCAGCATCTCAATGAACGGCACATCATTCTGCCGCCGCACCTTCTCCAGCTTGATCGTCTTGAAGTCGGCCTCCTCCCAGGCCTTGCTCAGGAACGCCCAGTCGTATGGCTTGCTCTGGTCTGTCCTGACCGGTGGCAACTGCAGGAAGTCGCCCAGGAAGATCACCTGTAACCCGCCAAAGGGCCGGCTGTCTTCTCTGATCCGCTGCACCCAGTAGTTCAGGAAGTCGAGGTGCCGGCCCGCCATCATGCTGATCTCGTCGACCACGAGCACCTCGGTGCCCCGCACGCGCTTGCGGGCGCCATGGATCGACGGCTGCTCCTCCAGCCGCTCGGCAGCCTGCAGGAAGTCCTCGCCATCCTGCGGCCCCAACTGCATCCCGCACCAGCGGTGCACGGTGGTCCCGCCCACATTCAGCGCTGCAATACCTGTCGGGGCCGTGATGGCCACGTCCCGAACTCCTTCTACCCTGCTCAGGAACTCCCGCAGCAGCGTGCTCTTGCCGGTGCCCGCCTGCCCCGTGAGGAAGACGTTCCCGAACGATGTTGCCCAGACCATGAAACGGTCCTCGGGCGTCGGATCGAAGTCGTCCCCGATCACATGGACAGACGGGCTGGCAATCATTGGATCAGTAGGTAGGGATCAGGATGTCGGCCACCTTCTGCGTGAGCTGCACGTCCCTCAGGCAATAGTTGATCGCTGCCTCGCGGTCGGTTTTGAAGAGCTCGCTGAACATCGCCCCGTTGCCGGCCTTGTCGCCCAGCCCGAGGTGCCTGGAGATCGCGGCCAGACTACCGTGCGCCCGGTTGTCCCCGAGCTGCCATGACTCCCGCAGGTCGACGATCAGGTCGTTCCAGTACCTGCCATTCCTCAGCCAGTACGGCACCGTCACCCGGTGCTTCCAGCTCCTCTTGATCATGAACGGCAAGTCGAACGGCTTGGTATTGAACCCGATCAACTGCGGCTTGCGCTCGAAGCTGTCCAGCAGCGCCCAGAACTGCACCAGCATGGCCTTCTCGCCATCGGTGTCGGCGCACAGCACCGCGGGCTGCTCATGCTCAATCCGGTAGCCGATGCACAGCACCTGGCCGCTGATGGCATCCAGTGCTGCATTGCGGATGTAGTCGCTGACGTGGTTCTCCTCGGCACGCTGGATCTTCTCCGCGATGATGTCCGGGTTTTTGATGTTGCCCAACTTGACCTGGCTCGGGTCAAACGGCGGGATGACGAGCTCGCTCAACGGGAGCGGCCCTGTCTCGATGTCAAAGTAGATACGTGGATTTGCTGGCATAATGGTAAAACGAGTTGAATTGGTAGTTGTGCGTTTGTCCGCGGATGCGCACCCCCCGCTGCTTAACCATGAGTCCCCAGCAGCAACAGGCTGCCGGAAGGTGTTAGATAGGCTTGCCGCAGTGCGGGCAGAGCTTCTGCTGCTTGGGCTGCTTGAGCATGACGCCCACACCCAGCCACTCGCAGATCTCCGAATAGCTCTTCCATCCGAACCCAGTCACTGAATTCGGGTGGAGGTGGCCCGACAAGTATAGGCTCATCGCCTCGTCCCTGTTCTTCACCGCCATCCGGTTGAGAACATTGAATGTCCGGGTGCTGAACGGCCAGCCCCACTGCGCCTGAATGGCTTCCTTGGCCTTGGCAGCCATTGAGATCTGGCTGACCCGCTGCTTGCTCAGGCCGAGCACCTCGCCGATGCGTGTGATCGACTTGCCCTCGGCCCGCATCTGCATGACCTCGGGGATGAGGTGCGCGATCTTGGAGTACTTCTTCTTCGGGGCTGTCATGGCATCAGTAGTTGAGGTCATCCTCTTCCTGCTTGATCTGGGCCTCCTCGTCGGCCTTGAACTTGGCCTGATACCAAACCAGGGCATTGATCAGCCGCTTGTCGTCCGCGCTCTGCTTAACCTCGGCACGGGCCTTGGGCAGCCAGTGCTCGATCAGGCTCGTGATGCTCTCCTCGGTCAGCTCCCGGAGCTCGATTCCTTTGTGCTTCCCGACGTGCACCTTGACCTTGGACGCATCGTCCGCTGGGGGCTGCCCGCCGCCCGTGGTCTTGCGGAAGCTCGAGTCGCCTCCCGCCGCAGCCTTGCCCTCCGCTCCCTCCTTCGCGGGCCGGTCCTGCAACCGCACCCACAGCCCGCTCGGGGCCAACGCCTCGCCGCTCTTGTGCGGCATGATCAATTTGATGTTCGCGTAGGTCTTGCTGCCGTCCTCGCTCTGCTCGTGCCCGATGACGAGGCTAGCCGGGCGCCCGAGGAGGCTCTCCAGATCCAAACTTTTGTTCTCGGTGTCGGTCAACTTACGCCCGAACCAATCCTTGAGGAACTTGGTGAGCGCAGCCTTCTCATGCAGGCTCGGGACCATCGGCTTGGTCATCACCACCCAGGGCTGCACTGGGTCGCGTGAGTCGTCCGGGAGGTCGATCTCGAACACGAACTTGAATTTCTGCTTCACTCCGTATTGCGTTTCGTACTCCTTGAGGGGAGACACGTCCACACAGACCGCCCGGCCCGAGAACTCGGGGCACGGCGCGAAGTCCTTCTTACCGCCTGTTGCACTGATTATCATGTTATCGTCTTACTTTGTGTTTTTGTTGTGTTGAGCCGAGGCCTGTTTTTCGACCTCGGAAAGTTGCTTCGCCATCCTGGCGTACTGTTCCCAGTACTCCGGCCAGGTTGACTTGATCCTGCGCAGGTTCTGCTCGTCGGCCACGAGTGCCGCAGCACCCAGTTTCCGCACAAAGCTCCCGCCGTACTCCATCATCGTCTCAATGGTTTTCTTGTCGGTCACTTGCTTCCCTTCCCCTTTTTGCGTGTCCAAAAGGACGTGAACTCCATTTTCTTGGCCCGCGCTGCCCGGAAGGCTGCACCGACTTCGCCGCGGGCGAGCACTCGGAGACCGTCCCCCTCGCGCTGAATCTCTTTGGCCGATTTCATTGCATTATAAAGTCGAAGTTGTTCCGCCAGCTATCGTTCAGCCGGTTGTAGGTATCGGCCTTGATCTTCCATGTCCTCGGGTCCCGGGTGCTCCCGGTATGCCGGCACTTGATGCGCACATCCAGATCCTTGATGGCGATGTTCCTGAGCCGGTGATCGACCGGCAGCTCGTGAAGTCTGGTGCTCATGCTCGGAACTTCAGTCCCTCGACCAGGCCAATGCAGGTGTCCAGGATCTCCCGCTGCTGCTGCAGTGCCTGCAGCTTCTGCGCCCGCAGCTCCTCGATCTGCCGCAGCGCCTCGGCCAGACCGGCCTCCAGCCCTCTTGCAAACTGCGCCGGGCAGACCTCGTTCGCCGGGTAGGTGTGCACAACCTCGTCCCGGTTGATAATGAATGCGACGGCGTCGACCATCGGTGTGGGTGTTCTCATGGTTTCTCAGTCTCTCTGCATTGTTTGATTGCCATGTCTATGGCCAGTCGCAGTGACGGCCATTCTGACGGTTCGATGCCGATTTTTCCGTAGCCGTCCAAGTGCTGCAGTACCTCTACAAACTCGCCACCAGATTCATCGACGATCTCAATTTCAATGACTCCTTCGCAGAATAAGGTCTCACCTTCAGGGGTGATGGCCCACTTGGTTGGTCGGGTGATGAGTTTCACAGCTTGGCCTCCTTGGTTTTGTGTTGCTGCATCCAGTTATCAATCGCTTTCAGGATATCGGAATGGCTGTTCTCGACGCTCTCCAGACGTTTAATCCTGTTATTCAAACGATTCAGTTCTCGGACGATGAACTGTGGATGAAGATCCTTTAGGTTGCCACCATCAGGAGTGTGGATTGTGAAT